CAGATTTTGAAAATAATATTGCATTGTGGGAAGACTGGTGGAGTATTAAAAAACTACTAGAGAAAAAGAAAGAATTGGATTCTATCAATAGGTTATCTGTTTTTTATCGTGAATATGCTTGTGAGATAGTTGGAGATGAAGACCAATTGTTTAAAGCAGATGATTTTTCCTACTACGAGGGAGAGCATTTTAACAAAAAAGGAAAAAACTTTCTAAAAATTACTTCATTAGACAATGTAGAATGTGACAAAATAGTTCCTATCAATGTATTTACTGGAGTAGATCCCGCATCCAGTGTAAAACGAGGTGCTGACTATTCTGTTATATTTAATCTAGGAGTAGATGATGAGGATAATCGGTACGTGCTTCCTTATTACAGGAAACACGCTACGCCTTTAGAATTAGCAGAGGCCATTGTAAATAACTATAGAAAGTACAAACCAGAAAAAACAAGAATAGAATCCGTTGGATATCAGGAAATGTTACGGGAATATGTAATTAAACGCTCTCAAGAAGAAGGATTGTTTATACCGGGGCTTAATATCAAAGAAAACCCAAGAAATTCTAAGAGTAACAGACTTGAATCGTTGCAACCTATGTTTGCTAAACGAAAAATATTCATGAAAAAGGATGACCAAAACCTTATTGATGAATTATTGTTATTTCCTAGAGGGAAACACGATGATATTCTCGATGGTATGTACTATGCAAATAAAGGTTCGTTTACCCCTTATCATGAAGTAGAAGACGTTCCATTAATTACTAAGAAAAGATTTAACATATTCAACGATTGGCAATTAGTATAATTTAGGGCGTTGAGAGATTGGTTTTTCTCTTAATAAACTCACGCCAGATTTTTTCCTAAATACGAATTGGCGCATACGAAACATCCCGAAGTTGACAAGTCTGAAAAGATTCTTGATAATTACCACGAAGGTAGAGCTACGTGGGCTACTCAAGCAATGGAAGATGACGAATTCCGCAATAATCAACAGTGGAAGAAGTCTCATAAAGATATATTAGCAAAACGGTCTCAATCTCCAATTGTTGATAATATTATATATCCAGCAGTAGAACAGGCAAAAGCGCTTCTAACTGCCAATAAACCAAAATTTCAATCTACAGGTAGAGATGATTCCGATGGAAAAGTAGGAAGATTGTTTTCTGATATAATGGCTTATATATGGGATATCTCAAATGGCAATGTTGAATTAAAACAAGTTGTAGATGATTACTATGTAAAGGGAATGGGGGTCATGCAAACGTATGTTGATGGTTTGTCTGATTTTGGTAGAGGTGACGTAAAGGTGAAAAGTATTGACCCCCTTGACCTTTATCTAGACCCAAACGCAAAAGACCCTTTTGCTAGGGATTCTGCTTGTATGGTTGTTGCCAAAAGAATTACAGGAGAGCAAATAAAGACTGTATATCCATTTGTTGCTGATAAAGTAGATGAAATGATGACGTGTTCTTCCAATAACAGATATCCATCTACGTCTAGAGATGGATCAGAAGACCAACAGGTAGGGCCTACAGAAGACGACGATGGTTATTACAAGCATTATGAGATTATTGACCGATATGAAAAAATAAAACTTCCTTATTTCCATATCCTTGATTCTATCACAGGACAAGAAAACATTATGAATGAAGAAGGATTTACTTCTTTTGCTGAAGAACCAGCAGTTATTATGGAAACTGCTCAAGGAAAACAGTTTGTTACTGATAATATTGCAGTTATTGATTTATTACAGGTATACGAATCTACAGGTGGTGTTTATCACATGATGCAAAACCCTCAAACGGGTCAACCACAAATGATGCCTGGGGAAGAACATGAAGGTGCTATACCGGGAACGACAACCAGATTAACAATTGTTACCAACGCTGAAATGATAGAGGAGGGAGTCATTGTTCTTAATCGTGTTATGGTCAATAGAATTCAAAGAGTGTTGTCTATTGGTGGTTTACTTGTAGATAATTCTATAATGGATATAGACGAGTATCCAATTGTTCCTCTTATGAATAGACACAATCGTAATCCTTATCCTATGAGCGATGTTCGTTTTGTAAAACCGATTCAAGAATACATTAATAAACTGACATCATTAATTATCGCTCATGCATCTAGCTCAACAAATACAAAATTATTGATTCCTAGGGGGTCAATGGATAGGAAGCAATTGGAAGAAGAATGGTCAAGGGCTGGAACTGGAGTGATTGAATACGATCCTGAATTAGGTCAACCTATCGTAGCTGGGCCAATTCCTCTTCCAAATGAATTATATAAGAATAAAGAAGATGCAAAAGGAAGTATTTATCAAATATTGGGAATTCATCCTCTTTCTCAGGGAGACCCAAGTGCCGCACCACAGACATACAAAGGTACTGTGGCTATTGATGAATATGCCCAACGTCGTATAAAATCAAAATTGGATGATATTGATGAAATGTTGAATCAAGTAGCGAGGGTTGTGATTCAATTGGTTCAACAAACCTATACAGATGAGAAAGTCATTCGATTGATGAAACCAGATGGCAGAACAACTCAAGCAACCTTAAATAAACCAGTTTATGATGATTTTACTGGGGAAATAGTAGGAAGGGTCAATGATGTAACCATTGGAAAGTATGACTTGATTGTTGTTAGTGGTTCAACAATGCCATCTAATCGTTGGGCAAGATTTGATTATTATATGCAACTCTATCAAGCGGGTATTATTGACCAAGTTGAAGTGTTAGAACAAACAGAAGTTGCAGATACAGAGGGTGTATTAGAAAGAGTATCGGTTATTGCGCAACAACAACAAACTATTAATGCGCTTCAAGAAGAATTGAAAAGAATTAAAGGCGACCTTCAAACATCTGAACGTGAAAGCGTACATGATAAAAAGAGGGTTGAGATTGAAAAATTTAAACGTCAGTTGGGAAGAGCAAGTGATAAGACCGCTAAAGCAGTGGAATTATTTGAAGCTCGACTTAATGACCAACTGAGTATGGAAGGAAACACGGAAGCTGAAACACAAACACCGGTTGCTGTCACATAGACAAATCGGATAAGGAATAAGCATGGAAGAACAAACACAAGACATCGTTGCTGAGGAAACTACAAACGATGTACCAGTTGAACAGACTGACGTATTAGAGCCATTTGACCCGTCTTTCGATCCCGAAAGCGGAATGTTTATGGCAGACAACGTGGCTCAAGAGCCACAAGTAGCAGAACAACCTCAGGAGACTCCTCAGGAAGAACGCTACGAATATTGGCAAAGTAAGTATGACCAACAGGCGAGTGAGTATAACAAAATGGAACAGAAAGTAAAGGAATTAGAAAATGTAGCTCCTATAGCAAAGCACATTAATGAAAATCCTTGGATTCTTGACAATGTTGCGCAATCACTCTCTGGTGACACCCCTAAGGTTGCCGGGCAATCCGAATCTCAGGGCTTACCAAAGAAACCCGAACGTCCTAGTAAGCCAAGTAACTATGACCCATCAGAAGCCTACATGGATCCTGAGTCTTCGAGCTTTAAGTATCGTGACTCTTTAGATAATTACCGTGAAGACTTGGTTTCATACCAAGAAAACATGGAATCTTATCGTCAAAGACAAGAAAATCAGCGATATGAAGCTCAACAAAGACAACAACAGGAAACTATGGCTAGACAGCAACAAGAAGCTATGGCAAGAAACCTTCAAGAAGGTTATGGATATACTCCTGAAAAAGCTACAGAGTTTATTCAGTATTATTCATCTCCTGATAGTATCTCGCTTGAGAATCTAGTTGCTTTGGATAGACTTAGAAATGCTCCAAGTAGTGCCGAGGTGGAAACAAGGCAGAAAGCTGAGATGATGAAGAATCGTCAGAACAGAGTGAACATTCCACCACCACCAAGTGTAGGAGGCGGTGAGAATCAACCACAATATTCTGAAGAGGACTTATTTAATCTTGGCTTGATGAATAAAAAAAGAACGGTTTAATAGAATAAATCACTAGGCAACTCAATACGACTGAATTTGAGTTCCCT